TAAACGAAGAAGAACAGAAGATTAATAAAGCAGAACAATATATTAAACTCGTGGAGTACTTAAATGAAACGCCAATTATACAATCAGTTGTGGACTATGTGGAAGCCGATGATATTATCGCTTATGCTGTTGGACATAACAAATATCGAGACTATCACAAGTACATTGTGTCAAGTGATAGAGACTTCTTTCAGCTCGTTGGACCAAATTGCACCCTCTGGAGACCAATCCAGAAGAAGTTGGTGGATTTCGAAACTCTCATGGACGAACACGGTATTCATCCCAATAATTTTGCCCTTTGTCGTGCCATTGCTGGAGATAAGTCAGATAACTTGCCAGGGATACCTAGAGCTGGGCTTAAAACAATCAAAAGCCGCTTTCCTTTTATGGCTGACTCAAAGATACAAACTGTTGAATCGCTTGCAGAGTTTTGCAGACAAGTGGATAAACCGGTTAAGCTTCATGAAAACATACTTGGAAATCTTAATCTAATAGAAAGCAATTATGATATCATGCAGTTGTACAAACCAGTAATGGGAACAGTAGCAAAACAACAAGTGGAATTCTCAATAAAACATTTTGAACCTGAATGGAATAAAATAGAATTTCAAAAATACTTGATGCGTGACGGACAGATTACTTTAAAGTTTGATACACTTTATGCAACATTTAATAAAATAATTTCTTGACATTTAGAAATAATAGGTTATACTTATTGAACACTCGGAGGTAATATGAATAAGGAAAAAGATACTTTTGTCTTTTATGGCAAAGACTTTCAAGAAAAGGTAGCACAATTAATGCTTGAAGACCGACCTTTTTGCGATCAAATAGAAGAGGTCTTAGAACTTGAGTTCTTTTCTTCTGCTTACATCAGAGCATTAGTAGAGACAGTTTTGGATTATAGAGAGAAATATGAAAGACATCCTCACTTTGCAACAATTGAAACTGAAGTAAAGAAAGGAAACAAGAACTATGATAAAGCAGTTCAAACACAAGTTAGCCAATTCGTTGGTAGAATAAAGGCAAATGAACTAACAGACAGAGACTACATCAAAGACCAAGCAGTAGATTTCTGTAAGAAACAATGTCTTAAGAAAGCTATTCTTGAATCAGCTGATTTAGTTAAGAGAGGAGATTATGATTCAATTACAAAGATAATTAATGAAGCTCTCTCAAAAGGAAACGATCAGAACTTTGGTCACGATTGGTTTAAGGACTTGGATGCTCGTTACATCAAAAAGTCTCGTAAGCCAATAACAACCGGTTGGCAAAGAATTGATGAGATCACGAAAGGTGGTATTGGTTCAAAAGAATTAGCTGTTGTTATTGCTCCAACTGGTGCTGGTAAATCAATGGTTTTGGTTCATCTTGGCGCTCAAGCTCTCAAGCTTGGAAAGAAAGTTGTCCACTATACTTTGGAGCTTGCTGACACTGTTGTTGGAATTCGTTATGACTCTTGTTTGGCAAAAGTTGATCTTCGAGATATTATGGATTCTAAAGATATTGTAAAAGAAAGGATACAAGACGTGTCCGGCAAACTAATTATCAAAGAATATCCAACCAAGTCTGCTTCAACGAAGTCTATAAAGAATCACTTGGAGAAGTTGAAAAAGCAAAACATCTTACCTGATGTTGTCATTGTTGACTATGCTGATCTACTTCGACCTGTTTCTCACGGAGCTGAAAAGAGACACGACTTGGAAGGAATCTATGAAGAGTTAAGAGGGCTCGCATCAGAATTTGATTGTGCCTTTATTACAGCGTCTCAAACAAACCGTGGAGGTCTTAATGCTGAAGTTATCACAATGGAGTCTATATCAGAGGCTTTTAACAAGTGCTTTGTTGCTGACTTTATTTTTTCACTATCGAGAACTCCGCAGGATAAACAAGCTAATTCAGGGCGTATATTTATTGCTAAGAACAGAAACGGACCAGACGGATTGGTCTTTCCTACCGCTGTGGATTGGTCAACTGTTTCAATAGATGTTTTAGAAAGTAGAGGTGATGAAGAACCTCCGCAGTTAACTGCTAAAGATCAACTGTCGAATCTTCAAAGGTATTACACAAAACTATCAGGATCAAAATAAAGGAGTACAAGATGGCTATAGAAAACAAAATACTATCGGACATAACTGTCCACATGAAATATGCTCGTTACCTTCCCGAAGAGCAAAGAAGAGAGAATTGGGAAGAATTGGTTACAAGAAACAAAGACATGCACATCAAGAAGTTTCCTCAAATAAAAGAGGAGATTGAATGGGCTTATGACTTTGTATACAACAAGAAAGTGCTTCCTTCAATGCGTTCAATGCAATTTGGTGGAAAGCCTATTGATGTTTCCCCAAACCGTATTTTCAACTGTGCTTATGCCCCAATTGATCACATGAAAGTGTTTGGTGAAATTATGTTTCTTCTTCTCGGAGGAACTGGTGTTGGATATTCCGTCCAAAATCATCATGTCGAGAAACTCCCTGTTATTCAAAAGCCATCTGGGAAAAGAACTCGTCGTTTTCTTATTGGAGACTCAATCGAAGGTTGGGCTGATTCTGTAAATGCTTTGATGAAGTGTTATTTCACAGGTGGATCTAAGCTTCGTTTTGACTTCTCTGACATCCGGCCTAAAGGTGCTCGCTTGGTTACATCAGGCGGTAAAGCACCAGGACCACAGCCTTTGAAAGAATGCCTTGTAAAGATTGAAGGAATTTTACAATCAAAAGAGAACGGAGAACAACTAACCACAATTGAAGTTCATGACATTATTTGTCATGTTGCTGATGCTGTATTGGCCGGTGGCATTAGACGTGCTGCGTTAATTGCTCTATTCTCTGCAACTGATGATGCTATGCTTGGAGCCAAAAGTGGTGCTTGGTGGGAAGAAAACCCCCAAAGAGGACGCGCAAACAACTCGGTAGTGATAATGAGGCACCGCATTGATAAAGCCACCTTCTTGGACCTCTGGGAGCGTGTAAAGGCTAGTGGAGCTGGAGAGCCTGGATTCTACTTTACCAACGACAAAGACTATGGTTGTAACCCTTGTTGCGAAATCGCTCTTCGTCCTTTCCAATTCTGTAATCTAACCGAGATCAATGTATCTGATATCGAGACACAAGAAGAATACAACGCAAGAGCACAAGCTGCTGCTATCATCGGAACACTTCAAGCAGCTTACACTGACTTTCATTATCTTCGTCCGATTTGGCAAAGAAATACAGAGAAAGATTATCTTATCGGTGTATCAATGACAGGTATCGCTTCAGGAAAAGTCCTCCAATTAGATATGCCACAAGCTGCAAAGGAAGTAAAAGACATGAATGCTCAAATTGCTAATGTTATTGGTATAAAGCCTGCTTCACGTTGTACCACAGTTAAACCTGCTGGAACAACTTCTTTAACTCTCGGAACCAGTTCTGGAATTCATGCTTGGCACAATGATTATTATCTCCGCAGAATCCGTGTAGGAAAGAATGAGTCCATTTATTCTTATCTTACAATAAACCATCCTGAATTGATTGAGGACGAATACTTTAGACCACACGACACTGCTGTAATCTCTGTCCCACAGAAAGCACCTGAAGGAGCTATCACACGTCACGAATCAGCTTTGGATCTTTTGGAGAGAGTAAAGCAAGTTCACATTGAATGGGTTAAAGAAGGACACAGAACAGGACAAAACACTAATAACGTTTCTGCTACTATTACCATTAAGCCTGATGAGTGGGAGCCTGTTGGAGAATGGATGTGGGAGAACAAACATAACTACAATGGTTTGTCGGTATTACCTTATTCTGAACACTCTTACAAACAAGCTCCTTTTGAGGACTGTACCAAAGAAGAATATGAAGCTTTGTTGCCTTCCCTTAAAGAAGTGGACTTGGATAAAGTAATTGAGATCGATGATAATACAAACCTCACAGGCGAATTGGCTTGTGCTGGTGGTGCTTGCGAGATTAAATAAAAAAACTTGACAAATAACAAATAATATGTTATAATATAATTTCATAATAAACAAAAGGAGAACTTATGAAACAAAAACTTGAACAATTGATTGAACAACTCAATGCTATTCTTGAGGACGTAGAAAAAGTGGATGAAAAGTCCTATGGTTACAAGGCAGCAGCTGTTCGTGCCAGAAAGACTCTTCACGAAGCAAGAGGACAGTTCCAAGAACTTCGTAAAGAAATTCAAGCAAAGAAAAACGAAGAGTAAAATTTAAATTTTTCTTATTTAAGAACCCTATGACTAATTATCATAGGGTTTTTTATTAGGAGACCGATATGAAACTAACAAAACAAAAACTAGAACAATTGATATTAGAAACATATAAATCTTATGTAAGAAGCATAGGTGACGAAGGAAAACCAACTAACTATCCTGAATACTCTGATAAACTAACTGCACTAGCAAAAGATGATTATAATCAAGCTAGAGAACTAGCTGATACTTTAGGTGAACCTTTGGATATTGAATTAAATTCAGGTGATTTTATGGAATTTTTGCCATTTGGAATCCGTCAGTTTGAGCAATCCAGCCCTGTCACTATTGCTGCAAGAAACTTGGGAACACTATTAGATCCAGGTATGGTTGAAATCTTTTTCAACACAGAAGATTATAAATGGGTAGTAGCTTATTATAAAGAAACAGGACCTGATCGTTATCAATATGTTGGAAAACACTCAAAAGAATATTCTAAATATGAATCAGAAAAAGCAATCCAGCATTACGATGCCCTTGCAGATAAAAAATTTGTTAGAAGCGAACCATTGAAAAAACGTGGTGAAGGTTTCAAACTTTAATTAAATAAAAAATAAACAAAATACTTGACAAATCATAAATAATATGTTATAATATAAATGCTGCTTGACCTTTGGGTGTTGAGTAGAACTTGTGGCAACTCTTCTTTGCGCGACAAGTTTAATTTTATTGGAGGTCAAATGTTTACACACGTTTACAATAGACATGTTCTTGTTGAGCTTGTCGAGGAAGAAGAAGAAAAACAAGAGTCGCTTATCGCTCTACCGCAAGATTATAAGAAACAAGAATCACCATACTTAGTAGTAAAAGTTCTTGATAAAGCTGAGGACTGTAACCTGTTTTTAGAGTATGGAGATCATGTAGTAATTGAAAGAAGAATGCTAACAGAAATAGAAATAAAGGGTGAAAAGAACTATTTAGTGTTAGAAAATTACATCTATGGGAGATTAGACGATGAAACTTACTAAACAACTATTAAAGGAAATGATCCTTAAAGAAATGAATTCTATTAATGAAGGAATGTTGGATATTTCAAACATCGAAAGAAATGTATCTAGAATAATTTCTGATTTTAAAAGAGCAAGAGGAGCTGTACAAGTTGCAATGATCACAGCTGAAAACCCACCTGGCGGTAAACCTGATATGTCCAATGAAACTGAAGGATTTTATTGGGATAACAAATTGATGCAAGGATATATAAAAGATGATTTGAAGCAACTAGGTTACAATTATTATCCAATTATTGGAGATTATGGAGGTCTTGAGAATTCATTGATGGTTATAGTCAAGGGAAATAGAGATGAAAAATTCAAAGAAAACATGATTCAACTTGGTAAAAAATATAATCAAGATGCTGTTGTTGTTGGAGAAAAAATGGCTTCAACGCAAATGAATCCAAACATTGATAGGGCACAATACAATATGGTTTTCGAGATGATCATGCTTCACCCAACAAAAACAGGAAGACCAAATATGGATTTTGGAGATTACTCTATTGACGACATAAGAACAACAGCGCATAAAGGACCAGATGTGCAATCACGAGATGCTTACTATTCTCAAGCAGGAAGAAAGAAATTTATAGTTCCTTTTTATTCTGATGAAGAACAAGACTTGGCTCAAGATATGATTAATCCTTTCCCAGTGGGTAGATAATGCAGTATGCTAAAACAATATCCCTTTACGATGATGATATCGGTTCTGTCTCTTATGTTCAGCACATGGGTAGTGATCTTACTGTGGTTAACTCCGCAAGAGTATCCTTTGGTGTGGAGAAAACTGAACTTGATGATAGGGACAAAAAACTTATCAACTATCTCATTAAACACAGACACACATCAACTCTTGAGCACAATTCTGTTACTTTTAAGTTCGTTGTGCCTTTGTTTGTTCGTTCACAACACCATCGTCATAGGACGTGGTCTTATAATGAAATTAGCAGAAGATATACGGATAAAGATTTACAGTTCTATCTTCCAAAGTCTTTCAGGACACAACACAAGTCTAACAGACAAGCATCAAATGCTGAGGAACTAATAAATCCTCAAGTTTATCCAACACTTTCTCTTATAAGAGCTTCAGAGCTTCTAGAAGCAAGAACAGTGGATTGTCTTGACACTTTTAATAATTTATTAGATGCTGGTGTTTGCAGAGAACAAGCAAGGATGGTTCTTCCGCAAAATTTGTACACAGAATATTACGGAACAGTTAATCTCAACAACCTTTTAAAGTTTATAGACCTTAGAACACACGAAGGTGCTCAATGGGAAATTCAAAAAGTTGCTGAAGCTTGTTTAGACATAGCAACAGATCTTTGGCCAGTTTCAGTAGAGTCTTACAGGAGAATAAGAAATGCATAATAAAGAAATGGATTTAATTTTTGAAAGTTGGAGAACAAATAAAAACTATCCTCCAATAACTCAACTTCCAAATGGAAAGCTTGAAGAAGGCTTATGGGATAAAATTAAAAGAGGTGCTATGTTAGCGCCTTTTGCTCTTATGGGCACACAAAACCCATCAATGCCTCAACAACAAGCTACTCAAGACACAATAGAAGATGTCGAAATGTCAGAATTGGATAAATACAACAAAGAAATGCAACAAAAAGGTTCTGATATTTGGAATAAAGATATGAAAAGCCTTACAGATAAAAATAAAGACCCAGATGCAATTATAAAAAAAGGAATGTACAAAGGTCAATACAACCCTAAAGTTGTTATGAAGAAAGCTATTGATAGGCACCAAAATGATTTCTACAAATTACCAAATGGGTATGTTTATATTCATCCGGGATCAATTGATGGCGATGAGGTTCTTCCTTCAACCGGCTTAACTGCTGATCAATACAAAGACTATTTGATGGGAAACAAAGAAATTTTAGGATTACATAAAATGACATATGGTGACCCAAGTAAATGGTCTTATGTAGAACCAGGTGGAAATACAGATTTCATCTACAGTATGGAAGCAGGAGGAAACGTCCTTCCTTTGGACTGGTCGGTAACTTATGATTCTTTAACAACAAAAATATATAATTTTCTTGACGATTTAGCAGAAAACGGTTATACTATATATGAAGAAGCTGATGGTCCTGTAATGAAAACTGAAGAAGAACTTAAACCAATCTTTAAAAGACATTACATGGGAACAGAAAGTGAAAGACAAGAGATATTGAATTTCTTTCAACTCTCACAAGGTGAAGATTTTAAGATCGGTGAATATTTGCAAGAAAGAGCAAATGACTTTCATAACCCTCAACCCACAAACGACACAGGTCTTCAAGAAATCAAAAATTGGAGGACAAGATGGACAAGATTATTAAGATCTTAATGTATGTTAGCATATCACTATTTACTAATAGTTGTCATGGAGAAGATTGTTGGAAATTAAAATACAAACCAATTATCCCAGGACCACCGATAAAGATAAAGTGTATTAAGTGTGAAGAATAAAGAACCAATAACAAAGCCTCTCTTCTCTATCGGTGATCTGGTAAAGGTGAGAGGCTTTGGAATTATACTAGCACCTACCGAAATTGAAATAGGGATAATTAGTAAAGGTCCTTATTCATTTAAGTCGCTGGAATCATATCATGAGTTAGTGTATTTTGAATGGTGGTGTTACGATATAATCATCGGTAACTCACTAGTTACAATGATGCCAGAAAACTTCTTAATAAAGGTAAAAATAAATGAATCACTTAATGAAACAGATAATAATTGAAACCATGTCTCTTTTAAGAGAAGAAGAGGGATATTCAAAAGAAGAGATAGAGAAAGCAAGAATCGCAATTGGTCTTTTGATTGATTCAACATTAACAAAGCCAACATTAGATGTAAATACTTTTATTGATCCCAATGATAAAATGATGAGAGACAGTTATGAATGGTTCAGAGATAATCCAAGCGAGTACATTGAAGCATATTCAGACTTAGAAGATGGTGAGACTGATAATGCAGCAGCAAGCTATGGTCCAGTAAGAGATCCAAAAGAAACTACTCTGTTATATTATCTTTACAGAGGCGTCTATTTTAAAGACGGAAAGTGGAACATCAGTAAGGGTGAAAACATTGATAAAGTTATCAGAGAAGTAAGAGCTAGAGCTAGTGCTTTT